AAGAGTGGATCATTCGCTACAGGTGATTGGTTCTTCAGTAAGGTTGGATCTGTTGAAGCATACATGGATGAGTATGTAAGTAAGTCTGGATCACTGACTGGTAATGAAGGTGGTAGAATCACAATAGATGTTGAGACTATTGAAAGTCAATGGACTCCTGGTGATATTATCTACGGTAGTGTTACAGATTACATCTTAGAAATTAAGGGTATTAGTGGTACACAAATTGCACTCAACCAGTGGTTGCATGGTACACGAACCTTAGAGTTAAATCTAGGTGTGGCAATCATTGACACTGGTATCTCAGATACATTTAACATTGGTGATGAAGTAACTCTCCTACAAGGTACAACACAGAAGAATCCTGGATTCACTGCTGTAGTAACCAAGTATGTTAACGATCCTGATACTGCTACTCATAAGTTATGGATTGCTAACTTGAATGATGTTGGTGTTGGTGCTCCTTTAACCGATCTAACACAAGCTGGTAACCATATTGGTAAGGTAGATATTGGATCTAACTTCCCAACAATATATGCTGGCGTTGCTAGTTACACTGAGACTGGATATACATCTTACGCACAGGTAGTTGCTATTGAGCAACAGGGTATAACTGGTACAATCTGGGTACAATCTGCTAATGGTACATTCGTTGATAACATGTCACTTAAGTCTGACTTCGGATGGGGTGCAGGTGTTTCCTCGGCTCGCACACTTGAAGGACGTGTTGACAGATACTTCAGAGGATTTGATGGCACTCAGACAACATTTGATCTAACCATTTCTAACGGTGAAGCATACTTCCCAGATCCTGCTGGTCACTTGCTTACATTCGTTAATGGTATTTTACAACCTCCAGGTGGTAATAATTCTTATGTTGCATTCTCTGATAAAATCCAGTTTGCTGAAGCACCTGAGATTGGATCTGAATTCATCGGATACTATGTTGGTAAGTTACGTCAGTTAGATGATATCTCCTTCGAGTTTGACTCATTGAGATCTTCATTCAACCTTAAGCGTGGTGGATTATTCTACTCCTTAACACTAACTGAAGGTGTTTCTTCTAACGTTATCCGTCCTGAGAATAACATTCTAGTTTCACTTAATGGTATTATTCAGGAACCAGGTAACGCATATGAGATCGTTGGTTCACGTATCATCTTCGCTGAAGTTCCTCGTGCGGGATCAACCTTCGTTGGTTTCTCATACATTGGATCTGACGCAGACGTTATTGCAGCAACTGTTGTCCCACCAGTTGAAGCTGGCGATAGACTAGACATAGACGGTGAGGAATTCCCAAGAGAAGTTGCTCTAATTGAGTCTTCTAACTCACTTATCACATTTGAATATACTGGATCTGTTAAGGGTAGAAATGCACAAGCAATCTCCGAGATCACTTATGGTCAAATCACTAACGCAACAATAACCAGTCCTGGTGACGGATATACTTCACGTCCTAACGTTGACGTTATCTCATCCTCTGGATTTGATTCACGCATCAAGGCATTGATGGGTATCACTAGAATTGACGTTAAGACTTCTGGTCTTGGATATTCAGCTCCAGTGGTAGCAATCGATAACGTGGTACCTGATGATTATACAGAACCAGTTGGTGGTCCAATCAACGGTGGATTTGACGTGCTCGCAGGCGAAGGTGCTGAGTATCAAGATGGTGGTACACAAATCGATCCTGGCACAATTGCTATTGTAATTGACCCAGTTAACGTAACTGTTAACCAAGGTCAGACTGCTGGATTCACAGTTGTCACTACCGTAACTAACGGTCAGACAATGAATTATCAGTGGCAGAAGAAGGAGTATGGTACATCGACTTGGAGCAACATCATTGGTGCTAACCAAGCAACATATCAGACAATATCTGCTGCTCAGGCAGATGATGGTGATGAGTATCGTGTAGCAATAACTGCTGCTGGTGCAACTCCTGTTTACTCACTATCTGCAATCTTAAGTGTCCAGACTGGTGCAACAGTCCTAACTGGATTCACACCTAATATTATCTTCGACGACATCTAAATAATCTCATGGCAGCAACTGCAACATTTAACAACGCAACAAAGGTAATTACAGTAGCATCGGATGGACTCCCTGCTCCTGTATCTTTTGGTACGTTTCCAAATGCTAATAATCCAAATACAGTTACCGAACAGGATTTCGATCATGACTTCTTATACCGTGGAGGAACATTTGGAATTACTCGCACATTTGATAATAATGGATATACGCATGACGGATATCTTAGAACAATATCTATTTCTGTAAATGATCTAGTATTGTTTACTACCAATCAAATAGATGAGGGAGACCATATACTATTCGTTTTTAGTGATGGATTAAAGCAAAGGTTTATCTACAAAGGTACTACATTCACTTCTATTGCTGGTGAGTGCTGGTTATCATCAGATAGTCAGTTAGATTTAATAGTAGATACACAGGCAACTACTCCTGTTAGTGGGACATATGAATATTATGATCAAAGGAATGGAAGAACTGATACTCCATTAGGTGCAATTGGTATTGCTTCCAATGGTGTTTCTATTTTTAACCCTTCTGCTGGTACTGGACTGAATCCACCACCAGGTTTTAGTTGGGTTGCTGCTGGAGACATACCTTTTGTTGATTCTGGAGAAGATTCTTGTGGTGGACACCCAGAACAGAGTGGTCAATATCACTATCATGACCCACATTTCCTAGATTGTTGGAAATCAGGGTCATCAATAGCGAGTTATAACGACTATTATGGGTCAACTCAGTATAATGGTAACAATATTCGTCATCCTGACGGTCATTCTAAGATGATTGGTATAGCATTTGATGGATTTCCCATCTATGGACCTTATGGATATGATACTAATTGGGATAATTTGAGTGGTACTAGGACAATGAGGTCTTCATTTGCTATAAGAGACAGCGAAGTAGCTGGAAGACCTGATTATGGTAGCACTTCAGACAATCCACCTGCTGGAACACTCATGGAAGACTATGAGTATGTGGATGGAACTGGGGATTTAGACATCCATAACGGTAGATTTGGGATCACACCCGAATATCCTGATGGAACCTATGCTTATTTCCTTACAGTAGACCCAGATAATGTAAATAATGTTAAGTTTCCTTTCATCCTAGGATCAAAAACAAGAGAACTTATTGATACAACCTTCACTGTAACGCCTGTGACTGGCGGTGGAGATGGAGGAGGTGGTGGAGAGCAAGGTCCACCTCCAACATTGCAGTTTACACTGCAACCTACTAACGTAACAGTCAATGCTAACGAGACTGCTACCTTTACTGTCCAGAAACTTGTTAGTCCAGAGGACGGACCAGTGTCATTCCAGTGGTATAGATCTACAGATGGTGGATTTGCTTTTGCTGCAATAACTGGTGCGACAACAGACACATATTCAGTCAGTGCTTTGTCATATATGACTGGTTACAGATTCCGTTGTAGGATCGCTGGACCTATAGGTGCACCACAGCAAGCACAAAACTCTCCTCTAGATTCACAACCAGCTTTATTAACAGTAACTGGTAGTGGTAGTGGTGGTGATACTGCTAATCGTTTCGATAGCACTAGCAGCACACTAGACTCTACGTCACAAACCTTCGATGGCACCTAAATAACCCTGTAGAACACTGTACCCATGGCTAAACAAACACTAAGTATCGGATCGTCGGCAAACGACGGGACTGGAGACAGTCTCCGAGATGGTGCTATTAAACTGAATAGCGTCATTAATGAATTATATGCTCAACTTGGTAACGATACCAACCTTCAGATCAATGTAACAACTCCCTCAACTGGACAAGTCCTGAAATGGAATGGTGCTCAGTTTGTAGAGGGTCATGTTGATGCGTTGACATCAGATTTAGATGTTGCTGGATTCAATATATCATCAGCTGCTAATGGTGATGTGACTATTAAACCAAATGGTAGTGGAGACATTAAGTTTTGGACAGGTGGTACAGGTTCTGCCCTAACTTATGTTGATGGTGCTGATGGTAAGTTAAAATGGTCTAATCACTTTGATGAAGCTGCCAATTTACCAGATGCATCTACTCATCATGGTATGTTTGCCCATGCTCATGCTGAAGGAAAGGGATACTTTGCACACGGTGGTGTTTGGGTACCATTAATAACTGAGAATAGTAGTTTAGGTCTCCTAGGAGACGTAGATATGACCGTTGGAGGTGGTCCTTCAGACGGTCAAGTTATAAAATGGAATGATACTACTAGCAAATGGGAGCCAGCTAACGACGATTCTTCTGGTGGAGGTGGTGGAGGCACTACTCAAAACCTATTTGAAGGAATTACTGCTGATACTGGGTCTACTACTGCATCTGCTCCTACTGATGTATTAACTGTTGCTGGTGGTACTAATATAACCACTTCAATAACAGGAGATACCCTAACAATAGATATGTCAGGGGCACTTGGAGACGCTAACCAGAATGCATATGGTGTAATTGGTAGTGACTCTGGAAGTAAGACTGCAAATAGTGCAACTGCAACTATTAATATAGTTGGTGGAGCATCAATTAGCACTGCTGTATCTGGTGACAACCTAACGGTCACTAATGATGCACCTAACGTAGTCCAAGAAGTTTATAAGACAGTTACTGGTGATACTGGTACAACAACTGCACAGTTGTCAACGTCTTCTCTTGCTATATCTGGTGGTACTGGTCTTGCATCTGTTGTAACTTCTAACACAGTTACCCTTAATGCTGACTTCTACCTCAGTGGTGGAGCAATGGAGGGTGATAACGTTGTATACAATGGTACATCATGGGATCCAATTGAATCTCCTTGTCTTAACCTTATAATATCTGCTAACGGTGCTTCTGCATATAGATTCAGTGGTAGTGGTGTCAATACAACAACAGATAATCCTACGATATATGTTTATCGTGGATTCACATACAGATTTAATAATGAAACAGGTGCTGCACATCCATTTGCTTTAAGAACCACCTCAGGTGGTGGATCTGTAACTGATGGTGTCAGTGGATCACAAGAGGGAGTCCAGTTATGGACAGTCCCACAATCTTTAGCTGCTGGTACAACATATGTTTACCAATGCACAATGCATCCAGCAATGGTAGGAAACCTTACAGTAGTCTAATATGGCAAGAACAGTCCCTGGTAGTGGTGCCCAAATAGTCCCAGTATTCAACAGTTTATCTGGTGTCAGGGATGTCTTTGTCATTAATAAAGGTAGTGGATATGACCCTAATGATCCACCTAGACTTCGTATTGAAAATTGTGGCACACCAATTAGAGATGCTGTGCTTAGAGCAGTCATTGAGGGAGACCTTGGTGAGATAACTGCTGTAGAAGTATTAGATCCTGGTGAGGGATACGATCCATTACGCTTGATAATAGAAGATGAAGCTTCATCTAAAGATGCAAGAGGTAACATATTCCTCAAACCTGATGGTGGTATAGACTTTGTGCAGATGACTGTCCCAGGCGACGGTTATTTTGATTCTACTGCTCGTGTTGAGGGTGGTGGTGGATCTGGATCTGAATTAGTACCAATCACAGGATTGATAACTGGTCTTGCTATTGAGCAACCAGGACGTAACTATACTGAAGAAGATGTTAACATCATTATCTCAGGTGGTGGTGGACAGGGTGCAACTGGAGTTGCTGCTGTTAATCAATTTGGTGAAGTTACATCTATTACATTAACTAATCAAGGTGAATTCTTTGAAGAGCCACCACTGATTCAACTCATTAAGGGTGGTGGATCAGGTGCTACTGCTGAAGCATTCATTAACCTTGGTGTAATTACAAATATTGACTTACTGACTGGAGGTGGTGGATATACAGATCCTCCAGAGGTTATCTTTACTAGAGATACTAACCTAATAAGAGAGGCAAGAAATAGACAGTCTCTTAACTCAGTACTTTATAACCTTGCTGGTATAGTAGCAAACGTCTCATCCAGTGCAACAACCGTATATGTTGAAGATACCAATCCATACCCAGGATCTGGTAAGGTGTTGCTTGGAAGAGAATTAATTAGATATACTGGTAAGACTGCTACTTCTCTCACAGGATGTGATAGAGGTACAAACTTCCGTTTTGACCAGAAAATCATCCTAGATAATTTACAGGATGATCCTAATACTGGTTTAACACAGTATTCATTCCAAGTAACAGATAAAGTAAGACGTGTAGTTGAGAGTTCAACTAACCGAGTTGCTATTGTATATGACTGGGATGTCGCTAACAGAGCACTATATCTTGTATTTGAAGTTGATGAGTTAGCGTTTATTGATGGTGGTAGATCTAATGAGAAATCTAAGATCATAGCATTTGTCGCTGGAACTGCAGGAGCATCAGGCACAGGTGTGGCACCACACGTACTAGTAGAATCTGAGGGTAACGATATTGTTGCATTCACTGATCCACTAAGTGCAATTCTTAATAGAGTATTTGAAGATAATGATGAAGAGTACACTGATGGTGATGGTGTGCAACAATTTGGTGATGGTATTATCGACCTTGTTAACACTGGTACTGAGTTTGAAAATCAGATCAACTTAGATGGTGGTATCGCATCATCTAAATATGGTATTGAGGAGACACTTGGTGGACAGAATACTACTCTATTCCAACAAGGTGATCAGATATATGATGGTAATGCAACTCCTCTTGTAGCAACTATACAGGGT